CGGTCTGGTGATCGAGCTCGATAGTCTTGCGGCGGATTCCCTCGCCGATCGTATTGCCAGACATAAAGTTAAAGCCGTCGAGCACGGGTTTCGCGATCGTTTGGCCGACGCCGAGGTGAGTCGTCGCGGCTCCTATATCCGACAGGTCGACATTGTCGAGGACGTCGAAAGTCATAGAGAAGTCGCTCGGGCCGATGGCGAAACGAACATTCTGGAGGCTCGGCTTAGTGTATGCCGTGCGGATCGGCATGATGATCGTCGACAGTATATCGAAAGCCTTTGTGAAAGCGGTTTTTACAGTGATCGAGCTCGCCGTGAATGACTCGACCTCGAGCGCCAGGAAATTAAAATCGCCGTCGTAAACCATCACAAGCGAGTCGACGCGGTAGTCGCTGGTCGTCGTGTCGACCTGGATCACCAGGTCGTTAATCGCGATCGCAGCGTCGAGCGGTTCGGATTCGTGCCAAACAGGAACGCCAAATACCCGCGCTTGCCAGTCGAACAAAACGGCATTAATCGAGTCGCGAGTCCGGTCGTCGTCGGTGCGGACTTTGAAATCGAAAGCCTGGCGCGGCGCCTCGCGGAGTTTGATCCGTTGCTCGGTGCCATCAAATAGCCGGATCACGTCGGTTTTAAATGCCAGGGTTTCGCGGATCGGCGTTTGCGGCCGGTATTGAAAAATCGTGATCCGGTTGCCAGTAATCGGCACCTGGATCGTCGCGGCCGTCGGGGCCGAGAGAGTGAAATCGAGCGTCCCCGAAATTGACGGCGGCCCGCTAGTCGAGATCGTCACGTCGACGATAAAACTGGCAAATGCCTCGATCACAAACGGGAGGAGCGGGAGATTTGTCACGGTGATTCCGCCGCCGGTATTGTTGACGAAAGCCGTCCAGGTAATCGTCTCGAGCGGCCGGCGGAAAGCGTTAAATAATTCGATCGTCCGGACTTGAATCGAGAGCACATTGCCGAGGGCGATCGAACCAGGGATAACGTGACACTTCTCGAACCACTCCTGGCCGACGGCGAGCCCGAGGCCGCCAGGCTCCTCGGCCTCGATCACGGTTTGGCGATCGACCGCAACAGCGTCGAGCGCGTTCCGGTTGACCTCCCTCGTCAGCGCCAGGCCGGCGGCGCCGACTCCCCAGGCTGAGAACGCCGTCGAGACCGGCGAGTTTGAGAACATCGAGAGGCGCCGGCCGGATCGCGATCCGTCGGTGAGTCCTATCTGGCCGGCTGGAGCTCGGGACAGCGGGACGGGAGCGGTCGGCGGATCGAAATAGGCGGTCGGGCCTCGGCTCGGGAGGAGGAGGCGCAAACCGCCAGCCGCCCCGACCTGGTCATTCGGGACGGTGAGCGGGAAGCCTGGCGCCAGTGTCGGAAAATTGGCCATCGTTTACGCTAATTCCTGACGGTAGGCGAAACCGCCGTTCCAGCTCTCCTCGGTGTTATTCTGTAAAAATTGCTTTCTGACCCACGGGAACGCGAACCAGGTTTCGCCGGCAATGACAAACGTCTCGCCTGGGTCGAGGTTCGCTATATTGATAAGGCGGACGTCGGGGTGAGTGCCGAGGAGCCGTAAAACGTCCGGCGCTGGGCTAGTGTTGCCGACGAAAACAGCCATCGGGATTAATGGCTTAAAGGCCGTTAATTGCGAGACCCGAAATTGTGACATTTGGCAAGCAATCGGCCCGCCGCGTGACCCGCCCATAAGATTAGAGCGATCATTGCCGGCGGAGTCGAGACCTGAAGCGGGGAACGGCCCCTTTCGTCCGACCACTCCCCAAACCACGCCGACGCCCTCGGGTTGATCTTCCATGTGGAGGGTCGCCCTGAAAAGCGTCGAGCTGCCATTTCCGTCCAGCAAAACATTGTGCTGTTGGTCTCTCGGGTTGTCGAGTTGCGAGGCCGCTTGTGACCACTGGTGGCCGTAACAATACTCGCCGCCGCCCCAGTCGCCGATCTTTTCGAGCTCGCCAAAACCAAAATGGCGGAATCGATTAGTATCAGGCTCGAGGACTATATGACAATAGGCAGGGTTACTATCTTGCTCGAAAAAGTGATAAGCCGCGTGAGGGCCAGCGATTAAACCCACGTGTCGGGCCGTATCGAATAGCGAGCGGGTCGTGGTCGCGACGCCGTTGCCGGAGTTGCCGGTCGAGGCCCAGACATTTACCGGATCGTCGTTTGAGAGATTTTGATAAACGGCGATCACGCCGCCGTCGACTGATTCGGTGTATTGGAACGCGACGAAAATCCCGTTTTTACTAAAGCCGATCCGGCCAGGGTCGCCGGTCGTGGCAAAGTCCTCGACCCATCCATTCGCCACCAGGAACGTCGAGAGCTGTTGAAGCAAATCCTCGATAGTCGTGCTCGTGCCGGTTTGGTATGCCATTTTAAAAAGTCCTCTTTATAGCGAAAAACGCCCAATTATCCGTCCTGTTACAATTCTGAAATAGCAAATAAACGTCGCCATTCGCGTCGGTCAAAGTGTCCTCGGACACGGCCCCGATACCTTGAACGCTGCAAGGATAGACGTCGATCATCTCGCCGAGGAATTGCTCGGACGGGTCGACTTGATAGATCATAGTCGGCCACAGAAACGCAATATTGCCGCCGCTGTCGATCGAGGCGTCGAGGAGCGTATCCGGTGTCCCTTGACGAGCGCCGCCGAATACGACCCGAATATCGTCGCCTGTAAAGCGAAAACAGAATCGATCCTGCAAGGGAAAAGCAAGGTCGTTATGAATGTTACCCGCCGGAAAAATCACGCGGGAGGTTATCTGAATTTTACTAATGCTTGACTTGAAACCGTTTGCTAAATCATACCACTGGCCATCGACCTCGCGGATCGCTCCAGGCCCGTGATCGGTGTTTGAATTGAATCGGAGCGGGTCGTGCATACCGGAGAGAAACTCATCTGATAAATTAAACGGGACATTTCGATTGACCGTCGACGAGCATCCCACTATTAACAGCGGATAGGGATACTCGGCCGGCGTCGCATAGGTAAAAATAAAGCCGAGATAAGCGTTTGTATAGGACGAGCCGGATTTCGCGATCACCTTAATATGAAACGGATCGATAACGAAAAAAAAGTCGATGATTCCGCTACTAAACGGCGAGGTGCAATCGTCGGAGAGCGGGTTTTGTCGGCTCGAGCCTGGTTGATTGTCGAACGTCTCGGCGTTATCGAATCCAGTCGCTCCGGCCAGCTCCCAATAAAACGTCGACGCCGGCGTGTTCCGCCTTGTTTCCATGCCGATAAATATCTCGTCGGCTCCGGCTCCCGTGCCTCGGAGGAGGAGCTCGCGCTCGGGCGCGATTAATACCTGGCTCCGGAGTGTCGTCCAGCCAGTGAGCGCGATCGTCGCGTCGACGGTGAGACCGATCCCGACAGCGGGGAGGATCGCGGTCGTCGTGGCCGCGACTCCTGGGCTCACGGTGTAGGCTCCGCCGGCAAATATCCGGACAGTGAGAGCGACGCCGGCGGCCTCGGTCAATACCTCGCCAAACGCATTATGAACGCCGACGATTGTCCCGCCGTTAATGTCGAATAGATCGCCGACCGCCCAGCCTGACCCGCCGACATTGACGACGATCGCGTTCACGTGTGAATTGACGGCCAGCTCCTCGAGCTGGACGAGCATATCGATATAATCGGTGGCCTGGCCCTGGTGAAACATAATTTTAAACTCCTATCCGAGTAACTTCCGCACAGCTTCGGGGTTGCGCTGAATTATATTAATGACCGCCTCCTCGCCCTCGGCGGTTGCAAGGCCCGCCGGAATATCGGCCGGATCGGTTATATTATTTATAACGACAGTCGGGGCCGCCTGGGCGGCTTGGTTAATGCTCACGTTTGGCGTGATCGCTCCGGAGCCTGGCGGCGTGAATAACTCGGGGCCGCGTTCGCCGACGAGGATCGGCTGGCCTCCCCTTGCCTGTCCGCCGGCCTGGGCTCCGCCGCCGAAAAAACCGCCAATAGCCCCGACGAAATCGAAGCCCCCGCCGGCGCCGCCGCCACCTTTAAACAGGCCGCCGATAATATCGAACAGCTCGGACGCCAGTGCGTCGGCCGCCAGCTTTTGCAGGGTTTGTGCGAATTGAAACGGGAGCTCGTCGAGTCCCTCGGCCATCGGATCGGCCAGGATTCCGCCGAGGGTTTTCTCGGCCGCGCCGGCGGCGTCGTCGAAAAAGGTCTGGAGCTTGTCGGCCGACGCGTCGAGCCTGTCGTTTTCGTCGGCCAGCTCCTCGGTTAGTTCCCGAATTCTCATAGCTTGCTCGGCGGTCGCGCCGGCGGCCAGGGCTCGAACTTCGGCATTGATCGCGAGGGCTTCATTACTCGCGCCGAGGAGCAAAATCTCCTCCTCGAGCGCCGCGATTTGTTCGTCAAATGTCGCCGCTAAATCGGCGGCCTCGATCTCCTCGCGGAGCGCCCTTTGCGCGGCCAGGGCTTCCTCGCCATATTTGACAAACGCCTCGCGCAGCTCGTCGACCGTTTCGCTCGGATTGAGATCGGCGAAAATCTCCTGGGTCGCTGTCGCGAGCTCGAGGTTTTCTCGATACTCGCGGATCGCCTGGGCGGCTCCCTCGCCGGCGTCTCGGGTGAGCGTGAGCTCGGCGGTTTGTTGCTGGAGTGTGGCCTGAAATTCCTCGATCGCGTCCCTGACGTCCTGAATATCCTCGAACGAATTGGGCGGCAGGATTGGCCTATCCTGTTCGCCGCCGCCGCCGGTTGCGGCCTCGATAATATCCCGACTCCCCTCGTCCCAAATCTCGGTTAATTTTTCAATCACTCCCTCGGTGTCTTTTGTCAGCCGCTCATTGAGGCCGCCGAATCCCTCCTGGAAACTTCGAGCATTACTCTCGCCGAGCTCGGTAAATATTTGATTGGCCGCTCTGAAATCGAGCGAGATAAATGCGACGAGGCCGGCAGCGGTCGCGCCGATCGTTTCGCCGACAATCTGGAAAGCGGTTTTTACAGTCGTCACCAGGGAATCGGCGAGGGCGCCCATAACAAACGCGACCGAGACGGCCGCCGTCGCGAGCTGTTTCATGCCCTCGGTGAGCTCGTCCTCGGGCTGGAGCGTTCCGGTCAGGGAGAGCGTCAGGTCGTCGATCGC